GCGTAAAAGTGTTTTTACCACCATAACCAATAAAATCACACTGATGAATCCCTTCCACCCACGGCAATGTCTCAAGACAGGTATGTAAGATTGCAGCAACTTTTTCGTTGTTGCTATGATTCTTCTCGATGTCAGCATGAGTATAATTGACCTTCACTTTGACTTTGTTGAATACACTTTTTGTACCCACAAACTTCTTACCAGTCTCAGGACATGTGCCGAATACAATAGCAGGAGCACCATCGTATTTCACACTGACAGTAGAATTACGCTCACGAAGAAACTTGATAACTTGCTGAACAGATTTCTTGCCCAGTAGTACAGAATCTTCGGGATGTTCTAGATGGGTGTTCTTCATACTGTTATCATTGCATAAAAAAAGGGGGAACGCAAGTCCCCCTGTGACACTTCATCAAGTGTCACATCATTCAATAGTTTCGCAATGATTGTCAATAAGATCCTCTAACTCTTCTACAGCATTTGTTACTTTATCTGCATCAATAGGATCGGATGCAAACATCTCACTATAGAAATAGAGAGCATCATTGAGAAGAGATCGTTGTTCTTGTGTCAACGTAACATTAAGATGATACATTTTTCCTAACTGGTTTCCACATCAGGTTGTAAATTATGTATAATTGCAGTGATCGCATTTATTTGCTATATTTTTGATGCAATCGTTTCCATTTTTTATTTTTTCGTAGATCAACTCGAAGTTCATTTAAGAACTCTAAATGTCTTTTAATGGGATTTGTTATTGATTGCAATTCCTTTTTTGTTTGTTTGTTTTCCATTTCATTCTATGTGACAATCAGGGTGAAAGGATTTCATCTCTCGGCAGATTTGTTCTTGACGGTTCTGGTAACCCTCAAACATTTTGTTATCCCTGGTGACAAGGAATGCTTGCCACCCTAACATCAAACCAAAGAGAACAGTAAAGAAGAGATAGTATTTCATGCTGCTACCTCTTGAGGAATCTCTACCCTTTCAAGATAAGTTACATCGTGCCACTGACAGGTATCATAACACAACCACTCTCCGTCGGTGGTATAGAGATACGCATACTCTTCTGCATCTTGAGTGAGATACTCAGTCATATTGTTGTCATGACGAGGAAGACGAGTTTCACCACGAGAAGAATAGTAAAGAGGACCAGATTCAGGCAGAGTTTCATTCTGCCAACCAGCATTTGTCCACAGACAACTCATGTCACCACCATCAATCAACTCAGCAACCTTCTCACGAGTGTTGAAATGTTGCTGAAGTTTGACACCATTGAAGTCAGGGTAACCATCCCAGTGGCAATACACTGAGAGAACAGAATCGTCTGCGAGTTGAATACCAATGCGAGAACGGGTTGCCATGTCGTTTGTTTGTTTGACTCTTATAGTATTGCAGGAAAGGACCGAGAAAGCAATGGGTAGTGGACAGTTGTCAATCTGTCACATGGAATCTCAGTTGAGACAAATCTTCATCATTATAGGAAGTCAAATCTGCCATAAAAATTGTATCATAAAAACTTGGATCCTCTCCTTTTGTGATAATAACTTCTTCAACGATTGCATCTGCATCAGCAAATCGTTTCTCTTCAATTAGTTTGTCAATCCTATCGGAAAAGGTTATATCGAGCAAGTCTAAATTGTAATCACGAATATGTTCAGTGTAATTCATACGAAAAACTTTTCCAATGGACTTTGTTTGATAGGCATAGCAGTATAGGGTGTAGTATCGCCAATGTCAACTACACTACCCACTGTCTGACTATTAACTGGGGCGTGGAAGTTCCTGGTTTTGGTGTTGTAAAATCCCCAGATGGTTTTAACTGGTTTCCCAAGGTTGTAATCGTACCGTTTATGGTGATGCAACCAAATAGCAGTAGTATTACGTTTGTAATTTTTTTCCTGCTCATAGTGATAACCATTTGGGGGTTTGTGGAACATTTCAATCATATTATTGTTGTAAGTAAATTATTGAAAACAATGTCGCATATCTCTTTCTGGTCATTAACACTCTCTGACTGTTTCTCTACTTCTATGGCATACTTTACTTCTGCCTGAATGAGAGTTCTCAACATATGAAGTTGAGATTCGTCGATGAGAATTGACCGAACTTCTAATGCCATTACTTTTCAATTTTCCAGTGTTCATTTCCCGCAGTGGGAACCCAAAAATGATACTGTCGATTTAGAGAAACCAGATACATGTGAGGAACACCGTCAATCTTTTTTTCTTGTTCTACAGTACATGTATGAAACAGGTCCATCATATTATGAAACCTATTCTTTGCTTTGTTAGAAACAGGAATCACAGAAACCCGTTTGATTTTAGTAGTCATTGTCATCTCCAACTATTTTATGATAATGCATCAAGAAGAGGATTTGAGAGTATAGTGGACACTTCTGTTATTGGTTTTTTACCAGGATTGGATTTGGCATTTTTGGTGGTATCACTGGAAATACTGGGATCTCTGGTTTTAGATCCCTTGCCACCACTAGGCGTTTTCGCCTTTTTCTTGCAATTCTGTTTTACGGGAGTCCTAGTACCTCCCTTGCGGGTTCGATGCGAGTTTTTTAATTGTTCTAATCGAATACAGGCAAGTTCACGACTGTGGCACAACTCAAGTTGTTTCCCATCAGCAATAATGATATACTCATTGCCGTAGGGTACAGCAGCAAACTGCCAGTCTGGAGTAACAAATCCCGATGGTGGATGATCGGGGTGAAGTATAGTGGTATCAGGAAAGTTCATGCAACTAGATACTGTTTTTCGTACTGCAGAAGTTCCTCAGGAACATCTAGAATGTTAGTTTCTTCAGGAATAGAATACTTCCAACGAGTTTTGCCTGGAAATCTTTTGTAAAGATTGATTCCCAAATGGTTGTACTTTTTGTTGGTAGGAACTAGAATCCTGTACCCATTCTCATCATTGATGGTAAGATTGGAAAGGTCTTCATTCTCCTTTTGCACTACCACAATAGTGCTGCAAGCATACCAAAAGACTGATTTGAATTTTTCATAATCAGACAGATAAATCTCCTGATTATCCATCACCATTCGTCCAATAAATTGTGGAGAGAAACAGTGATCTTGCACTGTCTTCTTTGATGATAATTTGTTACTTAGTGCCTCTTCACTGATGTATCCAGTAGGATTGGGATTGCCAGAGTCGAATACTCCAAGATAGAAATCTCTGGTGATAGCACGATCCCATTCGGCACTAGAACGCCAAGAGATGGCATTTGCCCGAAGATTGCGATAGGTTTTCTCGCAATAAACTGTCCAGTCTTTAGAAAACTTGGACAGGGAATTGTAATAGTTGCTCATGAGTGATTCTCCTTTCAATTAAAAATACATTGAGAAACATTGAGTGTCTTTAGGGCGCATCTCATTCCCATACATTCTACCGTTTGATCACAGAAATGGCAGGTTCTCCTTGTTCGAAGATAATATCAACAACAGATTGAACTTTGCGAGATGTACTGATACCCACATTATCATAGACAGGAATACAGACAAGTCCAAACTTTTTCTGTGAACTACCAAGACGAATTACACGTCCAATAGTTTGACTGATACCGATGTAATCCATGTTACGCATGAACAGAACTGCCTCCAGTCCAGACACATTGATACCCTCAGATAGGATACTGTGATGAATCACAACAAACTTTTTAGATTCATCCTTACCCCATGCGTTCAGAGTCTCAAAGAACTCCTCACGATTTACTTTCTTACCATCAATAATAGGACCAGTCTTAGATGTAATCACCATCCAAGAATACCCACGGACATACAACTGTGAACAGAAATCAGATTCCGAAATCAATCCTACAATTTGTTTGGTGGTACGAGCACAGACAAGAATCTTTTTGACTTTCTGCTCATCAATAGTTTCAATTAGATTGTCACTGTCACGAGAGAAAATGACCTGTTTTCCCTTAATCATGGGTAGTTGCTTTACTACAACTTTAGGGGGGAGAATATAACCATTTTCAACAAGTTCGGGTGCAGGAACTTTACACAAAACCTCACCATAAACTTCAGGATGATTCATCCCAGGTTTATCAAAAGCAAGAGAATGTTTTGGAGTTGCAGTGAAGAAATAACACCGTTTTGCCTTCTCGGAGAAGTGTTTGGTTGCGGGGAAAAAGTGTCGCTGAACACTGTTGTGTGCTTCGTCAAAGTAAATTGTATCTACATCAATCTCTGCCTCTTGAATACGATTCAGAGAGTTGTAAGTAGTGAAGATCAACTGATGAAGACCTGCAGCAGCACACATACCAGCGTGAACCACAATGTCAGCGGGGTTAGTAGTGCTAACGTGATGAGTTTCACCACTATGAACGTGCAAAACTTCTGCGTTGGTAATGTGTTCCAGAAACTCAGAAGACAACTGCTCCGCAAGCAAAATGCGAGGAGCAACAACTACAACAGTCTGAGGAGTTTCTGACTGAAATTGACGTTTGGCATCAAAGAACATATTCGGTGTTTTTCCACTACCAGTAGGAGAAATAATTTGTCCCTTGTCGTATTCCTGCATCTTTGCATCAATACGAATTTGGTGTGGACGAAACTTCATAATCTGAATGTCAATGGAAGTATGATAAAGGAACCCCCCCTGCAGGGCAAGGGGGGTTTGGATAAGGATCCCTTATCTAATCAGTCGATGTGAAATGCGGATAACCATTCGTTACTCAACCCTTCCAACTCTTTGATGTGAGTAATAGTAATCGGCCGGCGAAGACCTTTTTGTCTCACATAGAAGTTGAACCGTTGCGACAAACGAAACGCAACACTTTCCCTTGCACGACCATAACAAGGTTTCTCAGTGTAGGACCGTTGAGTATCAGTCAAGGTCATCATGCTGTTGAACCAAGTGATAAAGAGAACTTTCGTCTGTTCGTTCAACTGAGGGAAGATCTTTGCAATAAAACATGCAACACCACCGACAAAAGTGGGTGCAGGTTTCTCACCTCTCCATTGGTTGTTTTGCACCAGTTGAGATGCGTACACAACGGCATCTTTCCCATAATCAATATAGGAATCACGGATATGACCGTAATCACTGATGACAAATTGTCCATCACCACCAAGTCCTTTGATGGTCCAGTTCGTAACATTCAGAATACGTTCGATCTGAAGAGATGCAGCATCACCGGCATAAATGCCTGCTTTGAAGTTACCATTCTTACTAACTTTTTTGTTGCGACGGTTACTAGCAAGAAATGCATCTGCTTCAATCTTTTCCATCTCAGCGGTAGATAGACCTTGGGGGTGGACTTTTACCAATGCAGGAACATCCCTAATCCCACAAAGCATTGCTTTCACAATGCGATGCATACCGTCCACAACGTAATACTTACCATTGGGACGAAGATACACCAGTACGACATTAAAAAAGTCGTACTTAAATCCACCAACATCTTTAATATTGTTTGCTACTTGGTTCTGGTCAAAATCTTCGGGTCGCTGATAAGCACCTACGATGATCTTGTCCACGGGAATCAGTGGAATGCCGGGCGGGGGGGAATCAAGAACCACAAGAGGATAAGAATTCTTTTTCCTAAGAATCTTATGGACTTTACAGTCATTGTGAGTCTCATCAACAAAGTTGACAATCTCATATGACAGATGTCCCTCAATCCTTTTGAGTTCATCAAGAGTTTTAGTCACAGAGTGTTTCTCCTTTTAATTTAGAATACATTGAGAAATGGTGAGTGTCTTTGGGGCGCATCTCATTCCCATAAACATAAAATATCAGAACTCCTTGAGCAAAGCAAGTGTCTCAGAGTCAAACTCTTCAACAACACCTGAACTCATCCAATCAAAAAGATCGTCATCGAGAACAGAAGTTTCGATACGATCTAATTCATCAAAATCAAACATGTCAGTTAAAATTGTGTTGACTTTCTTAAGGTAACGCAGTTTTGTATGGTTGTCAAGAGGTGTGTACCAGTTCGCGGAACGTCACATTCACCCCCCAAACAATTCGTCAAACAGTGCATCACCAGACAATTCACGTTCGGTCCACACTTTTTCAGCATTGTCAGCAATCATTGCCTGTTCAATCTTAGCATCAATGGGAGATTGAGTAGAGTGCCAGGTGCCGTTGCGGTCTTGCCAGAGCATGGGTCCGTTTGTTGATTACCTATGTAATATAACCCCCCTCAACAGTCTTGTCAAGGGGGGGATTGATTAGGAATCCTTATTCGATTGGTGGTGCTCCAGGTCCTCTAGCAACTTCGGTAGTGAGATCAAAACGATCCTTGGCAGCTTTTTCATCTCTAGAATCTTCCAATTCCTTGACTCGCATTTCGATCTCATGGAGAGTAGCAATTACGTTTGTAAATGTTGCTTGAAAATTAACAGCATTCACTACAAACTTTTCCAAGGCAGATAATCTACTATCAAGATTTCCAAGAGTAGAAGAAACAATCTTGAACTGTTTATTGAGTCGAAGAACTCTTTGTTCATGTCCCTCGCCTTTACCTACAAATGCTTGTGAAGGGGCACCAGGAGCAGGGTAAGATTCTTGTTCTACTGTATTTTCGGTGGTACTTTCCATGTAATTCAATTATACTTACAATTATTATATATTATCATCAATTAAAAGTCAATACCGTAATTTCCGAAAGACAACGATTGCGGCAGAAACAAGTGCAGTGGTCAGTATAATTGCAGGGGGAATAAACCATAAGATTAAAAAGATAATCGGAACTAATAACATTTCTGTCAGAGTTACTGCAGATGTTGCAGCAGCTGCAACAACTGGATTTGAGTTTCTAGTTTTATTGCCAGATTTATGAACAATCGTATTGCCTGCTGGGTTACAACTAATTACTTTTTTAGCACCGTAAGTTCCCTGTACCTGAGCAATAGCATCTTGTCTCCAACCACTAGCGGAGTCAAAGTTAATTCTTTGAAGAACACCCGTAGATGTTTGTATTAGTGCAGTCCACTTAGTCATGGTTGATTTGCTTTGTATTTACAATACATACCGTCATAGGTAATGGCAAGTGTGACAATCATCAAACTGTCACACACATAATTATTGTGTGTCGGGAGAACTCCATGTTTTACCAGATCGAAATGTTTGATAGCAAGATTTTCTTTCGTTAGGATTCAGTTTACTCACTCTCCACCCATAACTTCCATTAGTCATCACTGTAGGCATAAAATTCATGGATAAAGTAAAACGATTGTCTTTATCATTTGTTTTATATCCATGAACCATATGAGATTCCCATAGAAATAATGTACCTTCTTTACCAATTACTTGGTCAAGTTGATTGTATCTTGTATTCTTATCATAGTTGAGTTCCAGAACCGAATATTCAGGAAACTTACGACTAGATGATGGTCTACCAAAGTATGTTGGAGCATGATTGTTTTCATCAAAATTGATGTAATACAATCCACAAACAAAAGCATTACCATGATAATGTGGATACTGATGACCATTTTTGGCACATACGTTAAACCAACTATCAGTCATCATCATGCTTTCATTATCTGGCAAATGATACCCCAGAATATCTCTCACAAAAATCTCAGCTTGTATTTCTACCCAGGTTCTAAACCTAGAATACTTATCATCATCTAATACGCAGTAATAATCAAAATGATACAGTCCTTTCGCTGATGGGTTTTCCATGCCATTACCCAGGACTTGTAGTAGTTCTTCATTAAATGTCCTCTTATTTTGGTCATGAAAAGGACACTCTTCCACATATAGTGGTGCAGGCAAAATATCAATAACTGACATTGTGATAAGTCAATCTTGTTTGGGTTCTGTTAGTACCGCAAGCATTTCTAAAGCACCTTGAATTTTAAGATATTCTTCTTTCTTTACATTAAAGGATTTTTCCATTTCTCTTAGTTCAAGAGCAAGAGCATCGTGTCTTTCGATCAACTCTTTTTGATAGTCTTCTTGGTTTTTCATAATCAATTTCAGTGATTTTTATTATTTATTATGCTAAATATTGATTGGAATCAATAAATTTACCAATGTCCTCATTAGAGTGTGTAGAACTGGAAAGACAAGCAGAGGAAGATGGTCGTTCTGGTATTATACCAGAATGGGCTCCAAAAGTATATCAATCCAAATTTAGAGAAATAATATACAAATCTCTAAAAACACATGGAGATTTTCCAATGTATGTTTGGTATTATGATGGAGAATATGATGATGGTAAAAAATTAGGAACTAGACCTATTTTCATTCATGCAACACATGAGGTCAAAAATGGCATTAAGTATGAAGAAGATGGGTCAAGCAATATCACAATCGATAACGATATACTAATCAAGTTCTATTCATCGCCATCTTCAGTATTCGTCAATGTTCTCATCAGAGATTTAGATAAAGATTCCGATGATAATATTGATTTAAAAGATGCAGTTCAGTATTTAAGAGAAAATGCTGCAAAATTTAACGGAAATTCTGAACTGATTTACATTATCAATGATGATGAGGAGACAATAACCAAATTAGATCCAAACGGACCTAGGGTTATTACTATGGATTTGGATGAATCATATACGATTAAAAATGCATCAGATATAGAAAAAGTACGAGACATATCTAATTTAGTTGCAAACACAGTTACCTTAGTTCCAGATAACTTATTCACTAGTGGTTCAATTAGCTTTGGTAGTATTAGATCAGCTTTTGGTGGCGGAAATAATATTGGTAATTATTTCAGAGGAGGTTCAGTAATTCCCAACATTTCATATAATAACGGTATTCCCACAGGCGGCACGATCCGTTTTAGTAACTTTAGGGGTTCTACGGCAAAAATACGAGCTAATTGCAATGGTCAATTTACTCATCTTAATAGCAGATGGCAAATTTTTGGAGATCAGCTTTGGACTGGAAATATAAGAAAAGAAATATATTTGAATGGTCAGTGTGGTTCTAACGATGGTAATCCTGGGTTGAGAATCAATGAAGGTTTGACTGGACGTTGTGAATTGCGTGTTTCTGGAATGGTTAGAGGGAAACCTGGACCAATAAACGGTGGTGCAGGCGGTGTAGCAATGCACTTATCAAGCACGATTCATATTACCAACGATGATTTTGTTAATAGAATTAAAGGTGCCGGCGGCGGTGGCGGAAAAGGAGGCCGAGGCGGTGATGGAGGCAACGGCCAACAAGGTGGGGACGTGAGATGTGACGGCAGTTGGTTCTGTAATGGAAGTCAGCGAGTATGTTATGGAGGAAATAATAGTGGTGGCGCCGGCGGAGCGGGCGGCAACGGTGGTATGGGTAGAGGATTTTGGTGGAACGGTCAGTTTTGGGTTGATACATTTGCCACCTCTCCATCAATGGCATCGGGAGTTCCCGGCTCGCAAGGCGGTGGTGGAAACGGCAGAGGAGGCCGTGGCGGTGATGGCGGAAGTGGCGGCCGCGGGGGGGATAATGGAGCAAATGGAAACCCTGGCGGCCGCGGAGGCGATGGTTCCGGCGGTGGCGGCGGACAAGGTGGGTGTGGAAACGCTAATAGCGGTGGATCTGGCCAGAATGGTGAAGGGGGAGGTGCTGCGGGGACAAAAGTAACCCAAAGTGGCTCAGGAAATTGGGTATTTATTTAATTCCTAACACCATAGATTACTTTAGATAACACAGAGTTAGATGTTACAGAGACATCAAACGATATGAATACATTTGTAAATCTATTATCATTTTTCCACTCAGAAATCTTCCAAGAGTGTTCTTCAGGGATCCATCCCCACCTACAAGACTCGGAAATAATGTGGTTTTCGCAATCTTGAGGAACAGTAGAAAAAGCATTGACTAATTCGCGGCTTTGTCCAGGAACAGCAGCATATCCAATCTGTTCACATATTCCATCTGGTGTTACTTCAATAAAAAATGAAGAATTAACATTTTCGTTGTAAAACAATCCACTAAAACAATTAGCTACTCCATTTGCATTTTGGAATAATTTGGATGTTTTATTAGTTGCAACTTTAGAAATTAAGTTTGTAAGATTATTTGTATCATCTGTTCTCTTAAAAATATACAATTTAACAGAGTTTGACTTATGATTGTGCAGTATATATCTTAAAGAATACTCAACAGTATAATCTTCAGATAATCCATCAATATTTGATAAAAATGTTGAAATATCTGGAATATCCGCAACACCCAGAAGTTCTGAGATAAAAGTTTTTATATATGAAATACTTTCCGCAAATAGAGGAAAATATTCAAAAAATATAAGTTCTTCTTCTACTTCATTATTACTTAGAGTAATGGATTTTACCTCTAAAATATAATTTAAAATTTTATTTTCGTATATTTTTCCGTTAATACTTTGCCATTGACCAATACCAGTTGGTTGAGACATCATAAAGGCATATTTACTTCTTTCTAATGGTTTTTTATTAACATACTCTTGGACAAACATAACACCATCATGTAATTTTTTATTACCAAACACATCTTGTCTATGAGTAATTAGATTCTCAAGGTTTTTATAGTCAGTTTCGTTAATCAACTCAGAATAACTTCCGCAATCAATAAGTCTTCTAATAGAAGTTAGATTTACCATGTTTCTCTCCAATCCTCTCCTTTTTGATAAGCAAACCAAACAACTACAGAGTATCTAACCCCCTTCGTTATTTTATCAACTCTGTGCGGATGGGTTAAAGAACTTGGATATGTATGTATGCAGTTCTTTTTCTTTTCAATTTTATAATCATCCCAAAAAATGAGATCACCACCCTCATAATTTTCATTGATTGAAAATGATGCTGTGATTGAACCAGCATCAGCATCAGAATCACTATGATACGAAAGATATGATCCTTCAGTATATTTACATAACCAGTATCCACTGTATTTATTGTATCTTAAATCATTTGGAATCACACTACCATACTGTTCATATATTTTTGGCATAGTAGATACAAATGCCTTATGAATAATATCAAATATCAGTCCATCATTTTTGATTATTTTTTTATTGTATCTTTTACCATCAAGAAAATAAAAACTCCCTCGTGGAGATGATATATCACCAAAATCAAACCCATTACATAGGTTTAGAAGAGAAAAATAATCATCTGCATCTAAAATATGATCAAAATGTTTAATATGATCTTGCATTTGTAAAATAGTTTTTACTTACAAATCCAGAAATGGAAACTCTAGAGAACTCGGCGTAATCCGATTTATTATAAACTGCAGTGTGCCACAAATAACTGGGATATATTACCATTCTATTATATTTCATCTTAACATGATGGATTTCTTTCCAGGATGCATCAATATTTGACCTATCCGTTTCAATGATTTCAGTAAATTTTTCTACATTATTAAATTCCCATTCTTTATAGTTCCAGTAGATTTCCTGTCTCTTAAACTTCGGATCAACATGTTCCATATTATAAACTCCACATTCAGAATGTTCAAAGAATGAAGTGCCTCCTCTACACTCTTCATCTGGATTTAAATATAGTACAAATGCAAACATAGAAGGATCTACATGCGGTTGAAGAGATTTCCACTCGCATGTATCATTTGTTTTTAATATATTCAATTGATATGATATGTCCAAGCTATCTGAATTATCTACATCGAAATCCGTTTGTTCATTGATACAATAAGCTAAAAAATTGTTAATTTGACCAAACCTCAAATTGAGTGGAACTTGGATACCAGGAAATGACGATGATCTAAAGGCAGATACATCCACAGGCATCTTTTCGATTACATCAGACACCAATTTATCTGGATCTGTTAGTATATTATCAACAGTGAATACAGGATGATTTTTATCTGGTCCAATTCTATCAGTTCTAATCAGCAAATGATTATTAACATCAATATTATTCGAATCAAAAATATTTAAATTCATGACGAAAATTACTTTTTATTATTTATTAGTCAAATTCTCAACCATTGCAGTCAATTTATCAATTTGATTTTGTTGTTCTTTAATAGCCTCGATAAGTAAGGGAACAAGTTTTTCATATTGTACTGTTAGATATTCTGGATTTGCAGGAGCAGGTTTTACTGCCTCTGGCAATACCGCCAAAACTTCTTGAGCAGAAAGACCAACTAATCTTTCCTCGCTTGTAAGTCCAAGTTCATTTTCTGCACGATCATTTAAGTTATACGTAAATCCACTAAGTTTTCTAATTCTCGAAATCGCATCTTCAATGGGTTCAATATTGGTTTTAAGTCTAATGTCAGAAGCAAATGCAACAATATCCCCACCAACACTTAATTGGGATCCATTGAACGTAAAGGAACCGCTTGTAGTAGTCTGATCTTGACCGCTTTGATATAGAACAGATCCACCATTACCCCGTACATTATTGGCAAGAGTCGCTGTCGCAGCATTGCCACTAATATTACCACTAATACTACCAGTGATTCCACCACTAGCATTAAGTGTGCCAGTTACGGTCATTCCACCATTGCAGGTTAACTGAGTGAATGTTCCATTACCACCTGCAAATGAATTTGCACTGATAATATTTCCTGAGAAATTGCCACTAGTTCTTGTTACAACACTATTGCCACTAGTATCTGTAGAAGAAGTATCCAATCCATCCAATAAATCAGCATTAAGGTTAATAACTTTAGCTGTAGAGTTAGTAACAATTGGGGGAGCAGAGTTGGTTGTAGTAGATTCAAACTGGAATGCAAAGATTTTACCAGTAGGTCCCAATCTGACTGTTTGGTTTGTAGTGCCATCACCAAGATTGGTGATAATACCAGTATTTGCATAAAGAATAGGAATTGATGCTCGACCACCAGAAGTCAACTGCAACTCCTGATATGTTATTGCATAACCAACAAGGGAAGTTACCACACCAGAGTTAACATTCATCTGTAAAGATGGTTGTCCTGGTCCAGCATTACCCAAACCACCAATGTATCTTGCCTGAACTGAGGTGATGATACCCGTGTTAACAAATGCGGTAGGGCCAAAGAATTGGTCAGTAAAATTCAATCTTGTTGCTGTAACAGCAACACCAGTAATATTACTGTAATTCAGATTGGTTCCGCTAATATTTGTTAAGACACCTACATTGCTGTAAACAACTGGAGTTGTTACATTATTAAGTGCTACAACATTAGTGGTGATGCCATTAAATGCGTATAGTGTATCGACTCTAGTTGTGGTAGAGAATAGATTGGTGACAATTCCTACATTTGCAAATAATCCGTTTGTAAAAACACCAACAGTTGAATGAAGATCAGTAATAACACCAACTCTAGCTGATAATGTATTGTTAACCGCAAGAGTACTAATGCCTGCTTGTAGTGCGTTGAGGAAGGTTACATTAACTGACCCACCATCACACTCAAGGTTTCCTACATCAAGTGTACCAACAAAGGTACTAACTCCAGCAAATGAGTCAAAAATTGGACCTTCAATTCTAAGTTTAGATGATGGTTTAAAAGTTACATAAGTACCAACGGTTTCCAAATCATAAAGTTGAGAAACCCCAGCTTCATGAACCTGTGTATAACGATTGTAATTTTCCCAAGGAATGCCCTCTGCAGAAATACCACCAGTTGTATTATATCCCCAGAAATTTGCAACCTTCTTAACAATAATGGTATCGTAAGTTACACCAGAGAATGACTGGTTGGATGCAAAAGTAACAATACCAGAGACATAAAGATCTTTTAACTTAACAGTACCATTAACTTCGAGAGCATCAGTAAAATTAAATGCAGAGTTAGATCTACCAATACCAAGTTGGTCAAGTTTGATAAAGTTTCTATCTCTCTCTTGAGAGACTACACCAAATCTTCTCCACTCACCTTCAGAGAAAATCCAACCAAGATATCCGCCAGCAAGAGGCGTAGAAACAAATGATGTGTCACCAGATCGTTTTGTTACTGCTGGAGTAGAAATACCAACTGTAAGTAGTTTTCCTTGAGGAGCACTACCTTTGAGGTAGAGATTGATAGTTTCAATGCCCTCTTCAGAGTTATTTGTAAGTTTCTTTGTGAAGTTTACTGGACCATAGAACTGGGAGGTTCTATTGTTGTTATCTCCACCTTCTACGGTAATGCCTTCTCTTACCAAAAGTTCGTCAAATACACCAGAGAGTTTTCTGGTAGTTTCTGTTTCTGCATCATCACCAGTATATGTGAAGATGGGCGCCCCGATAATTTCTTCCTCACCAGTAATTGCAGACAATTTGTTATATCCAGTATAAAATTCACCACTGTCATTCATACCAGTGTAAACAACTTTACCTCCAGAAAGTTCTTTCTTCTGTGCGGTTAATTGTTCTTCAGATCCAAGAACACGGTTTTGTTTTTGCGGCAATGAAGTCGAATAGTTACCAGAACCATACCCAAGATATTCAAATGTGTGACCAGAGGCGCGAAGAATTGAAGGACGACGGAGTTCAATCGGAATAATATCAACCTTCTTGACTGTAGTACCAGAAATTGCAGGAATAGAAACTGTACCAAACTGGCCACGAAGAACTGTATTGATATTATCATTAGCGATTCTTACAATTTCCGCGTTAATTTGTAAATAATCGCCTCTCCTAAATCCAGCAGTGTCTGTTAATGAGATTGTTGTGTCTGTTGCAGAAATAGGAGCAGCAAGTGTAGTACTAATACCTGTCCATATAACAGATCCTCTTGCACCTAGATTATTTTCACCTTGACCAAGTGCTCTAGATTTGGATCTAACCCCATAACCAAACAGTCTTGAATTAGTAATTGAATAGGCAGTAGATACCCCCGCCGTAATAATACCAACATTGATATGCAAGCCAGTCAATGGAGCATTTGGTTCAACGTCATCCACAACAAATGTTCTTTCGTCAAATAGTCTATTACCAGTACCCCAAATAGTGAGAGTATTTCCAGCAACTAATGTGTGATTGCCTTTTACTCTGACTCTAGCGATACCTTTTGACCTATCCAATACTTCAATAGAAGTAATAGCAACTCCTGGATTTGCAGCAGAGTACTGTGGGAATCTTCGGTCGGTTCTAGGAATATAAACATCACCAGCACTTCTATAAGTTCCCAATTCAACAGAAACTGACTTCGAAGTCGGAACTTCTACTATCTTAAAAGTACCATTATATGCATCATTAGCAAATCCGTTCAAATCTAGTCCATCCCCAACATTGTCAAAGATATCGGAAACTTGAACAACAGCAAAGGTTGTTGGATTGCCTGCAGGATAGGCAGAAATTGTCATGGTATTTCCAATACCATAGGCAGATCCACCATCATTTAGGCTTATATCCGTAATTGTACCAGCAGCAGATACAGTTACTTTGACAGAAGCATTTCTTCCAGGAAGAGCATTGTTAACAAGTTCTGCATCATAAATGACCGTGGCAATACCAGATGCATTATTGTATCCCGCGCCTGGATTGATTACATTTAATTTTTTAATAGAATTGAATTTGTGTTCTACTGTACTGAACAGTGTAATTGTGGTATTACCAGTACCAGTGATGACTGCACCAGTTACAGCAGTACCAACATTGAACCCCTGCATAAAAATATTAAGGGATTCTCTAGTAAGTGATCTTTTTCTATCGTTGGTAACAACTTTACCGACAATTTCTGGAGATGCAAAAGATACTGTTGGCTGTGGATCAGAGTCATAATTATCTCTGTCCTGTTGAGGGTAAAGATTTCTTACATCTTGTGAGAATGCTTTGAAAGATACACCAAATCCAAGGTCTTTATCAAGTGCAATAGATCCACAGGCAAGAGTAACGTTATAGATACCATCTTGCCCAGAAATACCTGGTCTATGCCCTCGAATTTCATTTACACGATAAACATACAAAGAATCCACACTCTTAGATTTTTGTATTGTTGGTAGAACATCAATCTGTTGCTGAGTTGTCCTTTGGTTAATTTGGTTTTGGAACGTTCCTGGATCCGTTGTGATCCCAGCAACTCTAAATTGTTTTGCACTTAATACTTGAGTTACAACATTTTCGCCATTGTAACCAAATCCAAATTTAGCAGTACTATTGTTAGAACTTTGTACATTTGTTACTGTAACAAGGTCATTTTCTTCTAATCCATGGTTTTTTTCAGTAGTGAAAATAATAGATCCGCTAGAATATGTTGCATTTTTAATAAGTTTAACGTTCTTAAGTTGAGTTGGGTTTGAAAGATTTGCACTTAAGAATGATGCACTGGAAATTCCAGTAGTTTTAGATTCTTGTAAAACAAATCCAGGAGTAGGTGGTCTTGCATCAATGTGTTCTTTTGGAATTACATAACGAACTCTATAGACTCTATCTAATAGACTTCTATTATCAACTCTTCTAGTGATATATGTTGAACCAGATTCCTCACCAATTACTCCAGCACCAAGGGCTACTAAGTTTGGATAGATTGTGTTTACAGAAAAACTAGGATTAACAAGTATATACCAATTAAGTACTACATCATCCCACTGGATTGGGTGTCCTGGTTCACCTGGAACTTTATCAGCAACCGTACTTACGATCCTGAGTTTGCCGCCAGCATTCGATAATCCAGTAATTGGTCTACGTGCAATAGCATCATTGAATGTTGCTGCAAGTTGCATTCTATTATTTGCAAGCGTACCACCAGTGATTGCATAATAAATTTTATCGTTAACAATACCATTAGGAGTTTCACCAGTATCACTGAATATTCTTACTTTTTCACCATTAACCAACTGGTGATTCTGAACGAGTCCAAAAACGTTAGAAATAACGTAGTTTACTCCTGAAGATCTAATTACATCATATTCTTTTGATCTTGATGTACCAACTCCACTTGTAACCTGCATCAAAACAGGGGCTTCATATGTCGCTTGTTGAGCAGTACCAGATAGAGTGTTAACCAAACTCAAATATAACCGTTCTCCCTTTTTACCACCAACTCGATATGAGTCAATCTGCGATGGTGGAGAAATTTCTAGAGTATCATAACCATACAAATACAATCTACTTGTATTTGCAGTTCCTACAGTTTTAGCTACGTCAATTGTCAACCAAGATACAGTGGTTTCTTCCTCTACAAGTTCTCTTGGTGGAATGATATGTGTGATGTAACCAGTGTTATCCCTATCGAACGATTGTGGTCTAAAACCTTCAGACTCTAGTGCGGTCTGACCAAAGTTTGAGTTGGAGTTCGTAATTGAAGCATCTCCCCCCCTCTCTGCGTGGAAATGTCTTGCAAATGCAATAGCAAACACCGAAACGATTTGCACAACTGCATTATTACGAATACGCATGTGCGAAGTTTCATACCTAGGCTTATAAATTGCCTTTGAGTTTGAGTGTAACGGTTTTTCAGCGTCAGAAACAGTATTGGTGTCATTAAATACTGCAGTATCTGGGTTGTAGATAACAAATGCATTGTCATCTTTTTGAATTGAAATACCAGTGAACTGAGCAACAACCATGGACTTAAATCCTGTTGCTTTGTCACCATTACAATCCATACCATTCATACCGTAAACAGAACGGAGTGAACAGTTAAAAACGTATGGAGATGCAGAACTTACTGTATCAGGTTCAATAATAACAGAAGAATTTTGAAATTCTTGTGGAATAGGTAATGGATTTCCTGGTGCAGATGGAGCAACAAATCTAAACTGCCTGTCTGTTATAACTTCACTAACTAAGAAAGATCCATTATACGATTGAATACTAGTAGTGATACCAGCAATTAAAATAGGAGTATCTTTGAACAGTCCGTGATTTCTTAACGTATCAACAGTAATAACTGTAGATGATGTATTACCATCTCCAGCTCTAATTGACGTAATGCCAATAGGATCAGCAGAAAGATCACCAACAATTCTAAATTCGTCAACGTTTGGTTCGAAATCATCAAAAGTTGGAAAGTCTCCAATCGCTCTACCAGATGCATCACCATAAGCTTTCGCAATCTTGTAATAATACATATCAAGATCGGTCAGCTGACTATCAGCACCATCAATAATGATGTTATTTACTCCATCAGCATACTGGAAGCAAGATAGTTTGTGGTGAGAAAATGTTGGTCTTCTTACATTGCTGTCAAAGTCATAATAACAGGTCTTAGAAATATCTCCATCAAATATAGTAAATGCAGTAAAGTAACAAGTACCCGTTACTCTAAAAATGGAAGTATACTCAAATCTAGAATCCTCTGGATCCGGCACATAGAGTGGTCTAATCTTTGTTTTGCGGAGATCTAAACCAATAATAGAAGTACCACGAGGAAGAATAACTCCACCTTCAACAGAGTTATATTTGTATAATTCGTTGTTCCTATCAAGGATATCAAAGTTAGTTTCTGTTGTAAACTCTTGAAGAGTCTGTGATATATAAGAACTATTTCTTCTCGCTTTATAGACTGCAACACCACCAGTCTCTTGTACAGTGTATCCTGGTCTGTTATCGATATAGTGAGTGCCTGGAAAAGTTAAGATAGTTGTTCTATCAATCCTATCATTATTTTTTCCAGTTTGATATGAAAATCTTGCTGCTTCAATTAGAGCTCTTTGGATTGTCTTGAATGGTCTAGTTAAAGAATTGCCTCTATTTTCGAGACTATCCGTGGCATCAAAGTCGCTTGGATTCACATATAAAATATTGCCTTCAGCGTTCTTTAAGAAATTTTCTAATCTTGATAGAGGCATCTTATTAGCTCAAACCTAATATCTTCTGTTGTATTTAGAAGAGTAAAATTCCCGTATTTTTTCAATCCTCTTTGATTTCCCAACACTTCTCAAACTGATATCTCAATTTATTGAGTCTCATTTCTTCTTCATACGTGAGAAGATGTTGGTTAATTTCTTTCTCCTCATCCGTAAACTCCATACGGTATTTGTGTTTGATCTGTATCAGTTTATCCATATCATCTAGAAAAGTTGTAGGCATATCCAAAAACTCTTCGTAAGTCATTAGTGACCCTTTTTTTGATTTAATTCTTTTATATAATCAATCCACCACTGTGGGTCTTTTTGCATTCTCCATCGAGGAACTTCTTGTCCCTGATCAGAATACCATTCTAGTATAGCATCATTGATAATCTGACTGACTTCCATATTCCTCATCCTCCTCGTCAATGTCTGCATATGGATTGACCATATATGGTCCGTGTGATCGTTTTGCATCTTCTCTGACATAATTGACTTCTGATATGCTAGAGGACAGCCACAGAGATACTTTCATAATTATGTAGATAAGAGCAAGAGGCAAAAAACATAAAGAAACAATTAGCGCATGTTTCAATCTCTCTGTCTCCAATCAGTTTGATCCTCGTCACGTTTAAACCAATCGTGTAGATCATCTGGATTATCAAAACCACGACGACCAAATCGTTCGTGTCCCAATCCACCAATATCAAGTTGATTCATAAAATCGTCCATTGCATCCATATTAGGATTTTCTGCTTTCCTTCTTGCCTGACGAAGTATCGTCGCAGCAGAACGATTTGCCTTTGCAAGTTTTTCTGCCCAAATCATATCCTCAAGACTTACTTCCTCGTGAAGAACAATTTTTTCACAAATAGATTCAAGACGAAGACGATATTGAGTAGAAAGCATATGCAATTTCCATATAGGATTATTTAGAATTAATCACTTAATTCTGGATTCCAGATTGTTGATTCTAGTAAATTCCTCATATGCTTGTTCGGATCTTTGCGAGAGAATATCGCAAAGATCGTTTAGAATAACTTCATTATCAATTTGTTCGTCCAGATACTTATCTATTGCTTCTTTAAGATATCTTTTGCGATGCCACTCTGGACTATATGGTTTATAAGTCATGGATTTTAATAGTTGAAGGAGGGACATCTCCCTCCAATAGCACTTCCTTCACACATACAAATAATAACAGATATAATCTATTTTGTCAATAGTTTTTTAATTTCGGGAAACCAAAGATAATCTAAAGTTGATTCACGAAGAGTTTTGATTGCATCTTCTGGAGTTTCAACTAAAGGGGCTCCAGCCAAATTAAAACTGGTGTTTAATACAATGCCAACGTTATTTTTCTCTTTAAATTTCACGAGTAACTCATACAGAGAGTGTGATTGGTCAATTGTTTGTAATCGACAAGATCCGTCTACATGACAAATGCCTTTTAAAAGTTCTACATATTGTTCTCGAACTTGAAATGAGTTTGTCATTGACTCACTTTTTTTCAGTCCCAACATATCAAAATACTCATTTGCATCTTCTTCAAGAATCATTGCTGCAAATGGACGATACCATTCTCTTTTTTTAATTAAGTTAACGAGGGTTCTTGCATCTGGGTTAGTAGCATCAAAAAGAATCGAACGATTACCTAATGCACGTTGACCGGCTTCAGAAAAACCTTGATAAACAGCGACTGATTTTTGATCTGCAATAAGATTGACAATATCATCAACAGTTACAGTAGATCCCTCAATATGATCTAAAGAATAATGATGTCCATGAAAGAATGTATCTTTAAGTGGGTGAGATTGAAGTGTTTGAGATTTTTCTTTATAAACTAACAGAGCACCACCAATACTATTTCCAGTATCATCTGCCATTGGTTCAAAAAAGAAATTGACATCAGGCAGTTTCTCTACAAAATAAGAATTTGCAACAACATTCAGACCATAACCACCAGTGATAACTACATTCTTAATTTTAGTTTTATAGACCCAGTGTTGAATCATTCTGTATATTTCTTCCTGAGTCTGACTCTGAACGTGTTTTGCAAAATCAGCATAAACGTCATAATCTTTTTTGGGAACGCCGTTTGACGACAAATGATTTAGTTCTCTAAAATTAACTGGTGTGACTTGTGATAACCGAGTTTCATAAGAGAAATATGAATCATGTGGAACACAATATACATCTGTATCCAAACTTCTTAGAAAAAGATCTGGGTATCCTGCAGAATTTCCATATGCAGAAAGTCCCATGGTTTTACCATTTTCCAGAGGATGTTCTCCAATTAAAGTTGTTGCAGACTCATATACTTTTACAGTATTGAAACAACTTCTACATATGTGTTTTATATTTGGTTTTTGTTTTTTGAGTTTATTGATGGTATTATCAACGACAGGAGTCGCAACTGAGCCCAGAGCAACAGAACAATAATTCTTATAAATCTCAATAAATGAATATGGACTTTTCTTGGCAACAATTACAGTTTCAGATTCCCTCAGATAATCAATAATTGACCCATTTCTATCAATGACAAAGACTAGACTCTCATTGAATTCACTATTTTCAAAAGCTAATGCAGCATGTGTAATGTGATGGCAACCAGACAAATCAATAATTTCACAATCAAACAGTCTCTTAGAGAGTTTTGAAATTCCATGATCAGCTTCAATACTATCTGGAGTAGAAATAACTACCGCATCAACTGAACCTTTAAGATTTTTATGTGCCTCTAATACAGAAAGATATGGTTTCGATTCTTTCTTGATTCCACAAAACCGTTCTTCTTTATAGAATCCTTCAATAACTCCATCATTCAAGACACATACAGAAGAATCATGACTCGGACTAATTCCAATAATTCTCATTAGATAATCATCGCACTATTATAATTTATATGGAGAATAGGGGACTCGAACCCCTGACAACCGCCTTGCAAAGGCGATGCTCTACCAACTGAGCTAATTCCCCGACTCCCCCGGCAAGGATCGAACTTGCGACCAATCGGTTAACAGCCGACCGCTCTACCGCTGAGCTACAGAGGAATACTGATGGGGGTGTTGCCACCCCGATATTTTACTTAGAATTAGAACTTACAAAGTTATTAATATTCTCGGCAAGTTGTTGAATATACTCAAAAGTAGGAAATGTTGGAAATTCTTTCAAGTTATTTGAGTCACATTGTTTTTCATTCCACATTGTAACAGCAGCATATTCAGATTGATACTGACGATCTGCTAGTGCTTCTGCTTCCTGAAAAATGTTGAATCTAAGTTCGTAAGGTGTCATAATTTTACTCCTTGTGTGTTTGTGTGTGAGGGGAAGGAGAGCTCTTGGACGGAACCGCAGGATCACTTCCCCAATTTTGCTACGGCATTCTGGATTATCAGCTCCAGCGCAAATAGCAATGCCCGAAAGAGGACTCGAACCTCCAAGCCGAAGCACATGATCCTAAGTCATGCGTGTTTACCAATTTCACCATTCGGGCATTGATACTCTAACAGATATTCTACAGTATCGGCAACATCATTCATTGCATCTCTGAGATCGGGTCTTTGGCCAGATTCTTGTTTTATAATAGGTCGATGATCATCTACAAGAGTCCATCGCCACTGTTTCATCTCTCTACAATACCACAGATTAATTTTCATTTTTTTGATATTCTAGTTTGATCCAATTCACTAGAGCATAGGATTCAGTTAGTTCTGATTTATACTCTTCATAATTGACATCATCTAGCATATCTTCTTTCTCAAGGAATTCTACTTCACTGGAAAGAAAATCAATATAGTGATTAAAAGCGGTAATAGCAAGTTGTCTATCTCGTTGCGAAATAAGAGACATAATTCCCCCTTATCATTTGGGGAGGGCATTTCACCCTCAAGAGTCACTTGGGTAACAAGGCTGACTTGACCCCGTTCTCCCTTATATGGGTCAGGCAGCTACAGGAGCAGACTGACGGGAGAAGCGAACAATCTTGTTCGCGGCTTCGATGTTTTTGGCATCTATTTTTTGCTTATCCAAGCAGGTTTCAGTAATTCCCCATAACACCCCGTCGAAACCAGTATATCCCCGCGAAATGGAGATAAGGGGAATCGAACCCCTGTCCGAAATATCGGTGGAACCACCTATCCGCAAAAGCGGAAGCCTCCTATCGGATTTGAACCGATGACCAACGGTTTACAAAACCGTTGCTCTACCACTGAGCTAAAGAGGCAACGTAAAATTATTTAGTGCCATAGGGCGAGGGAGACTTGAACTCCCACGGGCAATGCCCAACAGATTTTAAGTCTGGTGTGTCTACCGATTTCACCACCGCCCCATAAAAAACCAAGATTATTTCTTGGCTTCAGAAACAGTTACAACTGTAGGAGATGGGACTTTACCCGTTTCGGTGTACATCAGAATGTCGTATTTGAACTTACATTCATTCTTGTTTTGGTTGCACATTTTCAACGTCTCATTAGTTGCACCTACTGTAGAAACTTGGCCTCCAATACTAAATGCCAATAATCCAATAATAGCTGAAAGGGTGTAATATTTGATGGGGTCGGAAATTTGCATGATTAAACTGGTGTAATTGTAATACTTTGACATCCTTGAATTTTGATGTGATTCTCCCAAAATACCGCGTCTTCGATTTTTAGGAATGTTGCTTGTTGGGTGGAGAATCCTTTTTTCTTTGGTTTTTGATATGTTACTTGGTACTTCAAATTCCTGGCGCATACGTGAGATGTTCGGGTTGACAAAGATTTTTACAGACCGTCAATACATCGACAAACTGTTCTGCGGAATCACAATTTACAGTTTTAGAATCTCCTTCATTTGAATAGAGATGAAAATTTAGATTTTCAACGTCCACAACAACTTTGGTGAGGAATTCTTCCATTTGGACTTGTTTGAATTACTTACTTAGTATAGAGTGGCCAATCCAAAATGTCAAGTGGACAATTTTTAAAGTGTCCCCTGTTGGGGGGTTTCATAATATTCCCTTTCTAATTTCAGCAATTCATCTGATAATTGTTCACAGGCAGTCTGAATAGATTGTATTTCAAATTGATGTCCATCCGTATCTAATCGTAGATCCCGTAAGGCTTTTTCAATTTGAGTTATTCTAGTATTCAGATTAAAGATTTCTTTCGTAAGGATATCTAAATTTTCTAATAATAATTCAGATCCTGATTTGATGTCTTGAGAATGTTTCATAGTCAACTATTTTGCCTTTTTTAAAATGAATTTTACATCTTGGCCAGTTCTCCCAATCGCCCTTCCAAGTGACAGGATAAATTTCAATATATTTTGTGATATTATGAACATGATATTTCCCTCGTTTTCCTGTAGGAACCCATTCATAATTTAAAAATAATCGTTGTGGATCATATCGTGGATCATCTTCTTGAATCAGTTCAAATGTAGACGTTCCCGTATAGTCACCACACCACAAATATCCAGAAGGATCTATCCAGAAATGGGATAGTGTGCCTCCAATTCCAAAATCTTCAATATCCTTTGTTTGACACTCTACATTTGTATGTTGGGCTCCTAAGTTATACGAGGAACGAACATAATCAAACATTCCCATTGAAATTAAGCTCCATGCACATAACAACAGACAGACTTATTATACAAAGATTTTGGGGGTTCTGTCAATACCCAAATTCTTTCCAGTTATATTGTTCAATACTTCTTGCATTTTTTTCATAGGAACGTTTTTTATCTTGTAAATATGCAATACCTTGCAACATTGACCAAGCCGTAGTTTCTTGTTCATCTCTAAGTTTTCGTAGACTTTCTGCACCATCAATGTAATGATTTATTCTAGGTACATTTTGAGAAATCTTAGCATTCATAAAATTTTCTGCTGCAGTTATATTTGCGTCTATAGTTGAACAGTTCCCAGTAATCGATGGACTTGTAGAAGCATATGACAATTGGCTTTGTGGAAGTGTGGATCCAGTGGAAATAGTAACTGTAGTTCCTTCTGGTGCATATACAGTGGTACAGACGGATCCACCTGCACCACCTGCACCACCTGCACCACTTTGGGTGCAACGTGTTATTGTTGGCCAAGAGAAGTTTCCAACATAGTAAAACGCTGAACCAGCGCCAACGGCTGGCTCAGGATCTCCTACTACTTCTCTCCATTGTGCAATTATATTTGGTTCCTTATTATTAATGAGAGTTAATTTATGTCCGCCACCAATTTTCCCTGCGTTGACAATCCCAATTTCAATTGGATCTATGGGATTTTTTGTGCTTTCAAATGAAATATCAGTCACGTTGGGAGGTCTTACTACAACAAAAGAACTGCGAGCTGCTCCAACACTAGTAATCGTACTTAGGAAGATTGAAGTAAACGTCGATACTATTCCAACCCGAAATGATAATGAAGTTCCGCCACCAATTGTATTTTGATTTAGTGTTGCAAAACTAATCGTAACAGTAACAGATGAAGTAATTCCAGACGATTCAACAAACTCCCTATTATAATCTGCAGTTCCAAATCCAGTAATAACTGTATTTGGGGCAAAAATTGCTAGATCTGGGATGAAAACTCGATCTCCAATATTTGCTGAGGTTAAAACTCCTACACTACCATCAGAGTAAATTTTATTGTCAAAAGCAGTACAGAATCCACTAAAACTAAATGTTGATTCATAGTAACTTGTAGTGCCAATTCCAGTCACCCTTGGTAAATTGCCACCTGGCCAAACTTGTGGTTCGTCTAGATCATCAGTCACAAAGTCGCCAGTTGTGACACCAACCAATCCCGTCAACCCCGCGTTATGAATTACTAAAACTTTAGTGTTAATATCAACGCTTGCGTCAGGAATTTCCGTTACAATATTTGCACCATATTCCCTGTTTTGGGGTTTTCTATAATATTTGACGCCATAAAATCCAATACTACGAAATTGTGAAGCGTCTTTCACTACTCTCCAAGTTTCAATATTACCGAAACCGCCGCCACGACCTCTCCAGGCAGGGACGGATGTTTGTCTTTGCCAAATTAAATTGTTTCTGCAACCAGAAGAAATTCTGGTATCATATGCATTGGCAACTGATTGGATTGCATTATTGATTTCCTGTGTTAGAGGTAGAGTTTTGGGATCTACTCTATCAATAACCTCATCATATTCATCAATAATTGCATCAATAATTGTAAGCTGTTCAAGCATTTGAGATGCCTGTCTATCCAAATCGGAACTTTCTTCTCTTAATTTTTTTGCAATATCTTCTGGTTTTGTTCTTGACATTAAGCATTAACCCCTGGTCTATAATCATAATGATAACCAACGATAGATCTCTGATCTCTTCCTGGATAATCTTCTATTTTGCCTTCATATTCTACGATTATTTTATCTATATCTTTTCTTTCGCCAAAGATTACATAACTACAATTTATTGCACTTCCTGCGTTATTATGAACTTTAATTTTTGTTCCCCAATCAGAAATTTCATACGATAATTCTTGATAAACTCCAATAGGAGTAAGTTGAACTGTAATAGTTTCTGGGTCAACTAATCCTCTCCAGTAATCTGGAAGTTCAATCATATTCGATCCTTCCAATTTACCTCTGTAATAAACTGCAGCTTCTGGACCTTCAATACAAACATGAGTCAATCTCCAACCCTTTTTGGTTGGGTGGTGCATATCAAATGTTTTTGGTGGAGATGCCATTGCGGCTGAAATTTGAGCATCTAACCAAGCACAATTGATTTTTCCTGCAACATTTAATACTCCAGCAACGTTATCAGTTGCATTTTTTACTGCGACTCCGTTTGTTGTTGAAAGAGCGTTTTTAATATCGACTCCATTTTTTAGACTCAAGGCCTTTTTAATTGTAGTACCAAGTTTTGTACATAATCCAGTAAATTTACTTATGGCGAATACATTAAGACTCCCGTAAATATTTGATATACCAATAACCTCTAAAGAAGCTGGAACAGATATGCCAATTGGAGGTCCAATCATCACGGTTGCACGAGCAACACCAATGGATCCAGGCATACCAAAATAACAAGGTCCATTTCCAACAATGGTCCCAGGCAAAAGTCTAGCACTCAGTGTCAAGAATGATGTATCTACTGCACCACAAATAATTTTATCGGAAAGTAATGTTGGAACTGTGCTAGCCATGATTAAACCTCTTTTTTATTCAAAAACGTCATTAAAGAATTTTTTGGCCGATTCATAAGCAGCAAGAAGTTTTGATAAAAAATTTCCTCCTTTTATTTCATCTATGCCATTTACAACTTTAGTTCCTGTTTCCCCAGAAACCGAAGCCGCTCCAGATGAAATACATTCTAATGATTGGTCACCTAATATATTTACACGAGTTCCATTTATTCTAGCAACTGCCGCTTTAATGTGAACATGTTTGGGTGAGACAATTGTAACTTCCCCGTTATCTGCAGTGGCTTCAAGTCTTATATTTCTTGCCTTTAATACGATATCTCCCATTTCAGCTTCAAGAATAATTGCACCATTTTGAGCAAATATAATTTTAGCTGGCTCATCTTCCTTGCAACTTTTACCACAAATATCCATTGAGGTTTTATTTGTTCTTATTCTTGATATTCCATCCGTATAAAATCCTATTCCCTGACCATTATCAGTTACAGTAACCCAATCGGTTGTTCTTCCTTTATCTCCACCTAATTTTAGTTTAACTCCAGAGGATACTCTAAATCCAGGGAATTGTTTGAAATAATAATTCATGATGGTCTACTTCTCGTTGGGCAATCAATAACTTTAATTACAAGATCTCGAGCTCGAGGTGTTATGTCGTCTCCAGATGTGATGTCTGGGCTATAATCTACTACTGGCAACAATTTTGCACCGTATCCTTCACGACTATTTATCGTAGCTGTTGGGATGGAGGTATATTTCCTATCACTAGCACACACAATATTTGTAATTCCAATGACAGATCCAGAGGGATTTAATACTAGATCAAATTTACAATCTCCATATTGTCCCTTATCGCCTGAAGTATATCCAATTCCAGGCTTATCCACTACTATAGATGTAATAATGCCCACAGGAACACTACTAATGCCTGCTTGGGCCTTGGTAGAAAAATTATAAGTTTCCTTATCATTAATTCCCAAAAACTTATTGCCTGCAACATCAGTTAAACAACCTTGCGTCATATTAATATAATATTCCGTGTCAAATTTTAGATTATCTTTGGGATTTACTACAAGAGTATATCTAGTGTTAAAAGAAATTTGAGAAGCATCATTGATATCAATATCAGCAAATATAGCATTAGTTTTTGACTCTTTGATGACAATTCTTCCTAAGTTTGTATAAACGGGCTCATTGAAAGTTATCGAGAAATTGATTCCCGTATCAATTCCAACCGAATCGTCATTTGGAGTAGTAAATCTAATTTTTGGAGGATCTGTATCTGGAAGGCCTACATCTTCATATTCCTCTGGCTCTTTTCCTTTAGGCCAATATGTATTACCAAGACAATAACCAATTCCAGGATCTCTCAAATAAATTTTGACAACACTTCCTTTAGAATCAATAATTGCTTCGGCATCGGCACCACCGCCATGATTTGTCTTATCAATTATACTGACTACTGGAGGTTCCTTATATCCAAGTCCTGGATCGGTTATTTCTATTGACATTATAGTCCTGTCAGTAGAAGAAACGATAGCATATGCTTTTGCTGTTTTCTTAGATTGACCAATAATTTCTACTTTTGGTGGAATACATTTTGGAAAAGTGTACCCATTTGGAGTATTTCCGATATCGTCTTGAGTCCTTGGATTGTCTCTAGTTTGATTACATCTTACAAATCTAGCAGCGTTTCCACCCAAAATAGTCAATACAGATAACCCACTTTCTCCTTCAGCAGCTAACTGATCCAATGTCATTGATTCCCCACCAGTAATCAAATCGTCCATGATTGTAACATTATCAAGGAAAGAAGAGATATTTGTGGCAGCTTTTGTACTTAATCCCCAACCAGATGACCAATCAACTACTTTTTTACATGAGAGTTTATCGCAGTCTAAGAAACCAAGTATCATACTTGCATAAGATGATACTTGACGCAAAACTCCGCCTACCATACCCAAACCATCAACAAGCCAACTAATGCCATCAAGAATTGGTTTTAATAATTTATCAAGTTCATTTAATAACTTCGATATCATTGCAGCTGTTGCTTGTTCTGCAGCACATAAAGGAGCAGCAATTGTTCTCCCCACCATTTGTGTGAGAAAATTCATGATAAATCCCAGAATATCAATTCCCAACTTTTCAAAAATACAAAAGATGGTATCAAGAATTTTATTAATTGCTTTTGTAATTGCTTCTAGTTGTGGATCTGGAACAGTAAGGCCAAGAAAATTTTTCAAGGCTTTTACTATTCTCTTTATTAATTTCTTCCTTAAGTTATTCAGAATTTTTTTAATAATTCCGATAATAATTAATCCAGATTTTCTAACTAATCTTTGAATATCTTGAAGTGCATTCTGTACAGCACTTACGTATGTCCCTAAAAATGATGTTAAACTATTAACTGTTGTAAGAAAACTCCTAATTGTATTTGTAATTTCAGAAAACCAATCCTGATCACAACCATTTGGAATCTGTACATTAAGGGGTTCACCAAATTGTGTATCAGCTACACTTTCCTTAGATAATGCATCTTTGTCTTGTTGTTTTTGTTCAGATCCGCCCGTTCCAGTAGTACCAACACCAACTGATGCTGCTGGTGGGGTTGGTGGTTTTGGTGGGATATCTCCTCCGTCGCTAGCTGGTACTTGTGTGGCTCCCCGTGCGCCTGGGGCGCTAAATGGTTTAAATGCACTACTTTTTTCACTTAAAATATCTTGATCAGTAATCATACTGACTGCACTTGTTGGTCGGTGTAAAGCACCGAAAATTACAGGTTGTTGGCCTTCATCTCCATCTAAGAAAAATCCAAATACACACTCTCCCCCAACCAAAGATAAAGTTGATCCCAAAGCACCTTGTGCTGTTCCCTCTGTAAGGGGAACCATAACATGAGCCCAAGGCAAATCTTTATCTTCAAGTTCTGTTCCCGAGAACGGGTGATATCCAATGATTCGTACTTTACATCTATATCCCCAAGAAGTAGACTCTTTACTTGTATCTATTTTTTCTCCAATAGCAGTGGACGCATTTTTCCAATATTTTGGATGAGCAACTTGTCCAATCCACCATACAAAATTGTCTCTTCCGAGAAAATTAGTGTTAACTAAAGAGTGATCTAACATTATTAATCTTCGTAAATTCTACATTCTGATGCATCTGGGTTTTCATCACAAAACAACTCCAATGGTGTTGGATCATGGTCATCCTCTGGATGTCTAGCATGATATGCTTCAAGTTGTTCTAATTCATCCTCAACGTGACGACGACGTTGGGACGAAATGGTTGGATCTGACAACTCATCTCTATCTGATTGAATATGTTTTTCGATATTTTCCATGTCTATGATCGGTATAATCCGTAAGAATCTCTAATTAAACTTAATGCTGTGAGATTTTCGTTTAGTACGCAAGAATGTCTTAAGGCACTAATTACATATAATCCACTTGTCTCATCATCAACATCAACTTCTGTTTGAGTTTTATTATTTGGTTTTGGTAAAATTATTTTTACTGTTTCTCCAACTCTCAATGAAGTATTTAATGCGATATTGATATTTATAGACTGAGAGAATACCAAATTATAACGAGAAGTTGCTTTTGCTATATCAGCATTCTCTCTTCCACTAGTTTCACTCAAAGAATCCGTAAACATTCCTCTATCAGAAGTCCTTGATAAAATTCTAGATGGAATTTGTGTAAATTGATCAGGAACGTTCAGTACTTTTCTTCTGGATAAAGTATTAAACTCAGCTGATGACATCTCTTCTTTTAAGGTGTAATTATATACATCCAAATCTTGTTTATATGGATCAAAGAAATATGTGCGATTTGAATATAATCCAATCAATAGTGACTCAAGTAAATCATTATTCTGCACAACAAAATAACTAATGATTTTTGTAGTGTTTTTTAAACTCGAATCGCCTTCAATCAATCCACTCCAAGTAAATGTCTGTACTCTTTTATTAACATCATCATTATTTCCAGATACTAAATTTTGGACGCTCCGAAAATTATATCCATCATATGTTTCATAGAAAAAGTAACCAGCACTACCTTTTGCTTTTGCTGTAATTCCCTTCCCAGACGTTCCAGTTGCACCTCCAGTAATTGGAATACTTTTGGGGCATAACCAAACACAAGTGTGTAATGGTTTTTTGAAATTTCCATGAAATCCGTAGGTATTTAAAGTTTCTTCTATCTTTGATATTCTTGTTTGTTTAACTTTTAAAACGTCAAGAAGAATGGACCTAATATGTTGATCAATTCTTACTTTACTATCATATTTTTTTATAACCCTAGTAGTCTCATTTGAAATAGAATCTTTAAAATAGAGCATCATATCAAATGTTTCTACTCGTTCTTCTGCCTGCAGACCACCAAGAGAACCCACATAAAACGATCTATCACCAGAAAATACCATTGTACCATGTAAACTGGTAAATTCTATCTCCACTCGATCACCACATCTTATTGGCAATCCACTGTAAAGACCAGAGGTGTTCAAAACTCTCGCAGTTGCGTAAGCAACTGGGGACATTAAATCTTCACAGTAATTAAAGTCAACAACAGAATTAGCAATATCTACAACTCTCCCACTTACATGAGAGGTTATTTGAAATTTCTTATACTTAAATGACTCTAGACCTATTGCTGCCATAATTTTTGCTTAGATTTCATTGTCACCATAGTCTTGGTAGCAGACCAAGAGCTGCCGTTGCTGCGTTACTAGTCGTTTGTTGTACGAACGCCTGCACTTCAGCAACCTTTTTGGTCGCTGAGTGGAGAGTCTTGGCAGCTGATCCCCCAGGATCAACAGTATTTAGTATGACTACTGCTGCATTACTACTATTTGCCATGTCAGCTCTTAACTGCATTTCAAGGTCATAGGCTTGTTGTTTTTTAGTTCTCAGATTGTTTGCTTGTTGTACATAATCTGGATGAATAGTATCCGTAGTCTTAAATCCACCAGTAAACTGTACGAATCCAGGAAATTCTTTTGCTAATGCAGAAAGTTTTGGATTAACTTTTGAAAGATCTTGTCTATCCTGACTGGTCCCCATTAGTTGAACTCCAGAAGCGCCCTGATCTTTTAGATATTGCAGAATAGCCTTAACATCTGACATTTTATTAGTATCATTACTAATCCCAGATGATAGTATAATATTTCTACCTTTTACTTCTCCAGCCGCTACTGCTTTTTGTGCAAACCCCATAACAGCACTGGCATTTGCACCTACTTTACTGTACTTCCCAGATAATCCCATTTGATTAGCAATACCCGAAGCAATACTATCGCCGATAACTGTAGATTTTGCAGATGTTGATCCTGTATATTCTAGTCCAGAAGCTGATGCCGTTGAAGAAGCCGTGGCTTGAGCAGTTGAAGATTTATCATGTTCTTCTTTTGCTTTTGCCGCAGTCATCGGAGATGAAATTTTTTGAGATTGTGAAAGTTCTGGGTTGGGATTTTTATGAGAACCATTACTCCAGACTTCAAAGTGTAAATGGGGGTCAAAAGCCCTACAATCAAATAGTGATGCTATTTGTTGGCCGCCATAAACAGTATCTCCATGACTAACCGTAGGAACAACATGTTTATAGACGGATTGTATACCTTGTCCATGATCTATGGTTATAATTGTATCTCCGGCTTCTACACTTCCAGTAAAAGATACTTTTCCAGTCTTCCAAGCGACTACTGGAGCGCCAGCATCGTGGCCACCAATATCTTGTCCACTATGTCCACCTGGATAATTTCTTGGCGCTCCATATTCGCCGCCTGGGTAACCAACAGCTCTGTTGGATAGTATTCCACCTGGAAGTGGGAAAAATTGGTTACCAGAGATGGGCCCAGTATATGGATCACCTGGAGGCGGAGCTTCATTGCTTCCGCCCTCATCCGCAGTTGGACTTCCCTCATCATGCTCTCCTGAACCACCACCAGACGGTACGACACCCGTTTTAATCAATTCTCCAAATTTATCAACAACCATTGCAAACTTATTAATATCAACCATTGAACTTCCTGATGATACAGTACTAGTGCTGTCTAATTTTTGTTGCGTTTTCATATCAGACTGTTGAGCAATAGTTGCATTCTTTGTAGGAATTGTTGTTTTATCTGGAATCATTTTGGATTCTTGTTGTACGTCTCTGGCAATTAAAGCACCATCAATGCCAAGAGATATAGCAGTTCCAGCACCTGGAATTGTTGAAGCAACACCAGAAGCGAGTTCTCCCGCAGCACCTAACCAATCTCCTCTCATAGCTCTTTCTACCGCAAATGCAGTTCCCAAAGCAGCTCCAATGATTGGAATTTTTTTACCCAACATCTTTGAAGCCCCTCTTTCTAGGCTCTTTTTGCCTACTGATTTAGAAGCACGATCTACAGTTTCTTTTCCTACGGCTTCAGTTGTGGCTTTAGTTAGTTTTTCCGTTCCTTCTTTAGCTACTTCATCTCCAACTCGTTTTCCCAAAACAGTTTTAATTCCCTTAGCAGCACCTTTGCCACCAGCAAAAGCAGCAATACCACTTAATGCGTTACCTAATAGTCCGCCGCCGTTCTGTTTAGAACCAGCAACACTTTTTGTCTTAAACTGTTCTAATTCAGATCTTGTGGGGAAAGGAGCTTTGTTTATTTTTTTTGCTGCACCAGTAAGAAAATTACTAAATTCCGCATATGATTGTTGAGATTTGCCCAAAGTTTTTTTAGATTTATTAAAAATAGAATCTATAAGTTTTTTTTGTTTTGTAATAGGAGATATGGGCATTTACTTCACCGTTTACCAACAATGCCTAAAAGAGCCGCAGTGCATTGCACGGCCAAGATGGGATTCACTACAGCTGGAAGACAGACCATGGTGTTGCCAAGGTTTTGTCCTGTTTGAGTAGTGGCGGTGGTGCGTTGTTGTTGTTTGCCGGCCCCGCCGCCAGCGTTTAATACAGTTACGCCGCCAGGTGCTGGTGATGAGGCAGGTGTTCCTGAAGTGCCTGTACCTGATGGTGGTTGTTGAGCAACTGCTGCTGCTGTGGCTGGGTTTGCAGATATACTAGTTCCTGTCTGTGGGTTTACAGTAGTTCCAGCCGCTCGAGCGGCAGCTTTTTGTTTAACTAATCTCTCTGCAAATACTTTTTGAAGTAATTCTAATTTTTTAACGGGTTGGTCGTGGTAACTTGTTCCAGCTGCAGTTGGGACTGATGCCCATTCTGGAGCAAGTGCTGCTGAAATTCTTTGGCTTAATCCTTCGTTTTGTAAAAGAGTTTCCAATTCATTTTCATCTTTAACTTTAATTCCGGCATTATTTAATCTTCGTATAATTAATCTGACAGCAGCAGTATCTTGTCTGGCAGGCTCCATGGAGCCACCCATTATGTTTGCCCAAGTGGCAGGCATGAACTGATAACGACCAAATGCAGCACTTGAAATACCATTAGAATGTTTTACTATATCTGGGTGTTTACTTAGATCTTGAGTTTGGTCAAATCCAAAGTGAGTGTTATATCCGTCATTGGGTTTATGAGCAGTTCCCTCAGCAAATGCGATTGTATCTAACAATGATCTAGTAGCTTCACCTGCTGGGCCCTGTGCTCCCATGAAGGCGCTACCAGGCCCTGGACCAGGACCAGGGCCTGGCGGGTTTGCTCTTGGTGATTTTGGTGCTGATTTTGATCCTCCAGCTGATGGTTTGGTCTTCTTAGCATCTTCAAGATATTCGTTAAAACGTTCTACAGTTGAATTAAATAATGCAATTTGATCCTCAGTAAGATTTCCTTCTTGACCAACATCCATTAGTCTTGATTGGGTGCTTATATCTGCAGCTTCTGCAGCATTTGCATCCCCAGAAGACATTGCAGCCATACCAAGGCCGCCCAGTCCCATCAATGCAAGGGACTTTTTACTTGATAAAAACTTTGCGAATCCCAAACCTTTTTTAGCAGCACCAGCTCCTGCAGCACCGGCCAGACCAGCACCCAAAAGTCCAGCGCCTGCCTGTGGCAAGATACTCCCGCCAGCGCCACCGCCACCTAAATCGGCAGAATTAATTTCTTTGACAAGTTTTGATATTACCTTTCTTACTGTAGTTACTAAATCTAAAGTCTTTTGTAAACTAGATGTTAGTGATTCAAATCCAGAAGTTATTCCATTTAAAGATTCTGGATTTGTAAAAGACTTCATGTAGTCTGCAATTCCACTAAAAGAATTCATCAGACCATCAAGATTTGGCATCTGCATACCGCCAGATACCTTATCTTTCAGTTGAGATAATTTATCTCCAATTAACTTATTGATATTAATATTATTAGTATCACCACCCGTTATCGTTTGAGAAATATTACTAATTAATCCAGCGATTCCGTTGGGGGCTGGTGTTACTTTTCCCTGTGCAATTCCACCTATACCAGATTTTACAGATGCAGATCCAGTTTTACTAAAAAAACTAGGACTACTAATAAAATTTTTAGCAGATCCTAACTTTTTAGTACCTTTTCTAGCGATTAATCCTGGTCTTATGGAAGTTAATTTCATTTGTTAGCAGCTGCTCTTTGTTGAGCCTTGAGATTTTCTTCTTCTATATGTTGTTTTAACAACGCAACATAAATGTCACGTTCCCATGGCATCAGATTTTCAATCTCAGTCAAACTATATTTATGGAACTGCATTAGAGCAAAATTAATTCTAAAATATGCCTCAAGATCCATATGAGACATAGTTAGGCGAAAAAATCGGAAAGTCCCTCCAAAACGACAACATTTTCTTTACTAGTATTTGGATTGATTACGCTAAGTCTATGCATTAATTTTGGCATAGTTTCAAAAAACTTTTCAATTTTCTTAAATTGGTCAGAAGTTAAAGTTTCTATCCAAGAAATGAGTTCTTTCTTTGTACAATCAGCGGAAGCCCATGCATCATCTTTAGTATAAACACTTTCAATACAATTAGCGACAATATCAAATGATCTCTCTACATCAGTTTCAGTAGTATTTTCAAAAACAAAATTATTTTTAATAAACTCATCTAGTGATGGATATCTCATTCTAATAGTAATATCATCATTTATTTGAATATCGGGAGTATGATCTGGATTTTTATTAACTTTAATTTCATCAATAAAAACGGTTACTGGGACTGTTGTAGTTCCATCATCTCCACACGTAATAACTAAATCTACACTCTCCGCCACAGATTTACCACGAATATTGAGAAACAAATATTCAATATCAAAGGTTGGCAGAGTTTCTATCTTTATTCCTTTTGTGAGGATACAATCTTTAAGTACTTGTTTAATTGCAAGTGTAATTTGTTTTGAATCTTGGCTTTCTAAAGCAATCAACAAAACTTTTTCTTCTTTGACTAAAAATGGTCTATATTTTACTGGTTTTCCAGTAGATGGCAACTCAAGTTCATAAGTTGGAGTCGCAACAATTGGTAACGTCATAATAAGTTATGATATTTATTTTATTTATGGCCCTTGAGGGGGTGCTGCAGGCGGTGTGTTCGTGAAGAACCCAGAGTTCCAGGCAGCCTGCCCCACAGCGGTGAAGGCGGAGCCATCTAACTCAATAGGAGGCAATCCTAGGGAAAAAGAGGTAGGAAGATTAGCAACGTTGTAATAGAGGCCTCCTCCACCACCACCGACACCGGCCCCAGTGCCAGTAGCAGCTGCTACTTGAGCGCCACCCTGGGCGGCCCTGGGAACAGGGAGTTGAGCTGCCGACAATCCAACATCATCATGACTTGTAATGATATATCGATCATATTTGAAATCTACAATTATTTTTAAAATTTGAGCAGAATCATAACTTAATGGCAATGATGATATGTTTACTGGGAATGCATTTAGAAATTTATAACTAACGCTATTTTGCATATCTCTTTCAAACTTATGAATCATAATATCAGTTTTATATTGATTTGGATAACGATATCTGTGGTAAAAATTATTCGCAGAGAGTGAATTATATCCACTTGGATTTGGACTTCTCAATACTCCACTTTGTGTTGATATTGGATTAATAAAATTAATCCATTCTTGAAAGAATTTAAGAATTAAATAATCAGACGAGACATAAAATGATAGACTTATATCAGTATAAATTCTTCTTCCTGGAAAAAATTCTTCTATTCCTTGATAACTTCCAAGTTCAGTAAATGCATCTAAAGCTGTCCCTGGAATAAGAGTTTCACAACATAGAAATTCAAATCTACGCCCATCAGCTGAAGCTCCATAAACACCAGCAGAAGTTAACCATCTCGATAAAGTCTCGTGCCTTGATCGATCAACCGATAGTCCTAAACTTACTTTATAAAAATTACTTAAAGCGGGGCTGCCCAAATAAGTTTGAAAATCTCTTCCTTCATCATAAGAACGTCCTGCAGGGTCAACATTGGCCCGAAAGGAATCTAAAGTAGTTGGTGGTCTGGCTGTTGGGGGTGATGGCCTGCGCGGACTTGAACTTGTACGGGTTGCGGATCCAGATTGTGGTGTTTGACGACCGTGCTGCTGAGCTCTTTCCCTTGGAGATAACATCTAAATACTCTTTATGAAAGCTTTAATTATTAGATATTTAGATGTCCTACAAGGGAAAATATAAACCAGAGTATCCACAAAAATATAAAGGAGACCCCACAAATATAATTTATCGTTCTCTCTGGGAGAGAAAATTTATGAGATATTGTGATTTAAACGAAAGCGTATATCAGTGGCAATCAGAAGAATTTTTTATACCATATAAATCTCCTGTTGATAATAAGTGGCATAGATACTTTCCCGACTTTTTTATCAAATACGTAGATAATCAAGGCAATAAAAGAGTGATGATTATTGAAATAAAACCACAAAAAGAAGTAGACATGCCCAATAAAAATCCCAAGAAAAAAACAAAAGCATGGGTAAACAGTATTGCTTTATGGGCGGTCAATCAAGCAAAATGGAAAGCAGCAAAAGAATATTGTTCCGATAGAAATTATGAATTCAAAATTATGACCGAAAAGGATTTAGGCATATAATTATGATTGCAGAAGAGATAAAAAAAGAAGCTGGAAAAAAGAATCGAAGTGGAGATTGGTATATTTCAGTTCTTCAAGAAAAATTATCCAGTCTACAAGACCCAGATATTAACGAAAGTGATACTGGAGGAGTTGCCGTTGGAGATTTAGTATTTTTTCAATATGGAGCGTCTTTTCCCGATAAATATGAATTTTGGGATCTTCAACCATTAGCTTTCGTACTGGATTTTCGGAAAAATGGATTTATAGGATCAAATCTACATTACATAAATCCAGACCATAGAGACGCGGTTGCCAAAAGTCTAATAAATAAAGGAAGAGGGTCTATAGTACCTAAAAATTCCCTTCATTATTATTTGTATTCTGGAGTGGGAAGTTTATACAAAGTTCCTAAAAGTGAAGATTGGTCGAGTATTTCATTATTACCTACAGAAAAATTTATTGGTAGAAATGGAATGAAGTATCCAAAACACAAAGCCTGGAACTGGAGAACATAGTGGCTTTTCAAAATATCAACTTACAAACCCCAATTGTTGAAAGAAGACCTGATGGAAGCACAGTAACATATCAGTTGCAGTGGGATCGCAGTACCCAAGAGGTAAGAGCAATTGAAGCTACCGTAAATGGGCAACCAACCCAAAACTCAAATCCAAATGTTATTTTTGGACCAGCATCTGGAAACTGGAACACATCAAGAATAAGCGATCCACAATTTAATACTGCACTACAAGATACATATAAACAGCAAATTGCTGCAGCGGTTAATCAGGCTGCGACTGTCACCAAAAACAAGAGGGGAGGTGGTAGCACCAGGACAACTGGTACAGTACCCTCGTGGGTAACACAGACACTAAACAATCCAACCGCTGGGGCCCCTGCGGCAACAGGAACGGGAACAGGAACGGGAATGGGAACGCCAGCTGCGCCGCCAGCAGCACCTCCAGGAGGAGGGGGATTAACTAATTTAAGCACTCTTTCAAATTTAGCGGGTGCTGTAACTAATCCATTA